GTTACTAATTTCTTCCTGTGTTGGGCTGTTGTCAAACTCACGGTGGTCGGTGACGGTCAGTTCGTCAAGGGTAAAGTGTTTACTTAGGTGGGTCATTTTTTACCTTTCATATCGGCTAATTTCTCAAGCGTTCTGCCACCAAAGTACGCGCCCATCACAAGCATCCCCCACTGCCCAAGCAGCGTAACATAAGACTCGGAAATCTTGAAGCCAAAGCCGTCCAGAATAGCCAGCGTAAGGTAAGCGGTCAGGATATACACCAAGGTCATTGGGCGCACATTTTTAGACAGCCACGAATCCGAAGCCATGTCAGCAGTCCAGCGGTCTGTAGTGTTTTGCTGCTCTGCTTTAAACATCTCGGTTTCGTTTGCCATTTGAGCCAACTCGCCATTTTGCTGCATCTGAAACAGTTCAGCTTTGGCCTTTTCAGCAGCAATCGGGTCGGGCAAAAAACGGTCAATGAGTTTGCCCCCAATAGCGGCAAGTGGGTTCAGGTCACTCAAGGTCATTGTTTACTCCTAGATAACATGGTTGCGGCAATACTCAGCATGGTTCGTGCTGATTCTAAGTTTTCGGGTTCGGTTTCCCATCCCACGGTTATCTGCCCCACAAACCGCCCCGGTTCAGGTGGAACACTGATTCTGCAAGTATAGGTAACGCCCTTGTTGATGTACCAAATACCCATCTCAGACTGCGCTGTGCGGTACTCACCGCAAGGGATTTCGTTTGCCATCAGCTTCACAACGTCGGCGTTATTGGCTGCGTTGTTTGTAAACAGTCCGACATCCAGCCCGTCATTGGTTTTGTCTCTGCCGTCCTTGGCGTAGGCTCGGTACAGTATGCGAGTCCCGAACATTGGGTTGACTTTAAACACCGCAACGATAGTGGCGTTGGTGGTCTTAAACAGGTGGGCAGAAGCATCCTCAACACGGTCCTCGGCAATGCTGGGTATCTTCTTGGATTCTTTGTAAGCCCCAATCAGCAAGTCTTGGTTTGTGTACACAAAATAACCAGCGAAGGCAACCACGCCCATGATAAGGATGGCGATAAGTTTAAACGGTGAATCCACATACCCAAGAACTTTATCAAGGGTCGAATTGGCGTTTAAAGTTTCTTCGCTCACAGCTTACCTTTCATTTCGATTACACCCCAAGCCACCAAGAAAAATATGGCAGCGGCTACCAGTATGCAAAGCCCCATCGTGATGGCCTCGTCAATCTCTTGCTTGCGGTTCTTAGCCGCCCTAGCATCCAGTATCTCTTGCGTTCGTCTGCGCTGCACTATGCTGTTGCGCTCAAGCAGAATCTGACTCCACAACTGGCTATGGCCTTGGTTGATGAAGTGCCACTTGAGTTCTTCTTCAGCCTTGTTTAGTTCATGCAGTTGCATGACGGTACTCATCGCTTGGCTGGTGTCTGAACTGTATTTCTTCTTCGGGTCCTTAACTGCTTCCTTGGCAACCTTTTCCTTTGCGTCGAAGAACTTCATCACGTCATTCGTGATGCCTTGGACATCCTTGCCCATCTTGATGGCGGCTTGGATACCCTTAATGGCTCCTTGGGCTAGTGCAAACGCACTAATGGGGTCCAGCATTCTTAGTCTCCAGCACCCACCGGCAGACTCTGCCGTCCTTATCTAAAAACTCATTCGCTCCATACTTCTCGCTTGGCAGCACGACGCGGCACACCAGCACGATTTTTGTTTCCGTGTTGGGCCAAGGTATCTGTGCTGAAGCAATTGCATCTATCACTTGAATCCGTGGTTCTTTGCAAAGTCAAATAAAAGGTAGGCCAGCCCAGCCAAAGCAGCCCACACCAAGCCGCCCAATGTCTTCTCAATGATGGCTTGGCGCAGTTTGATTGACTGCTCTTGCTTTTCAATGGCAAGTTTGACCCAACGCACCTCATCTTCAGACAGAGTAGATGATGCTTTAATCGCCGCAGCAATATCGGCAACAAGTTCAGCGCGTTCGGACTGGTTCATGTCATTCGTCCGCAGGTAGTGGGGCGTTGCCTTCAGCAAGCCAAGCTAGGTAGGCTTGGTAGTCTGTATTGGCGGGGTCGAAGGGGATGCAAGCGTTGTCTGATAAACGGATTACGCTTTGTGGCTCACCGCCATAATTGTTTTTAGTTGATTTATACATTTTATAACTCCGCAGAAGCGTCAATATATGATGTTAATGAGCCGTTTGATTGAATTGCAACTGCTCTACCTTGTGTTAAACCAGCACCTGAAGCATTAAATCCTTGTGACCACGATTCTGTTGAACTCCAATTTCCAGCTAAAGAAGTAACGGCTGGTGCGCCTGTGCCATCAGACAAACGTAAATTTGAAAATGAACAAGTTGGAGTAGTTCTCATTGTTACTGGATGTTTTGCGTACACGCCAGAACAGGAAGCCGCACTATCAACAACACCAATGGCAAAAGTACTATAAAGAACGCCTGATACGCTTCTCCAATAATAGCGTTGGCAAAGCTGAAGCTCAGTCCCATAAGGCCTATGGTCGTACGATGTGGCTGTGCTGCCTTTTTCAAGCTGAACGCCTGTGATGTAGAAGGTGGCTCCGTTTGTGCCGACTACGCTGGTTGCTCCTGTGGCAGAGTCGTATTCTGTACCAGCCCAAGCACCAGCGGTTCCTGAATATGTAGAGCCAACACCTAATCCAATAGAGATGTAAAGACCGACACCGTTTGTAGTTAGCCAAGTCCCCGATGTATCTCCCGCAATAGTTACTGATTTTTGCTCCCATGTATTTGCGGAAGAAATTGTGTAACTAAAAGGATACGAGCGAGTATATGCACTGTTTCCAATTGACCCGCCAAATGTTCCTGTTAAAGAACTGCGCACCCAAAATGACAAGGTTACTGAAGCCGCGCTTGCAGTCCCCCACGCAAAATCTGAGATATTTAAGCCTTCAACCCGTTGGACAATTTGAAACAAATCGGTGCTACTTATGGAATATGCCGAACTTGATGTAACTCCAAGATAGTTAATAAATCCAGCGGGCGGCGTTACCGAACCAGCATTTTGCTGGACTGTAAATTTAGAAGCTACTGAACCATACGCAAACCATCTATCAAGGGTATATTGAACGGCAGTAGTTTGAGTAAATGAAGCTGTACTACGCTGACTTATTCCCATCGCACCATTGATGATGCGGTTACGGAAGGCTAGACCACCATAAAACGCACTTGTGTTTTGGGTTGACGCATCATTGAATGTCAAACCATTTGTTCCGTTTAGACTTACTGACATAGTGTCTCCTTGTATGCCCATTCCATTCCATACGCTGTTTTTGACTTACCTAAACAGCACTTACTAATTGTAGTTCCGTGTCCTTTGTAAGACCTAGCGGCTTCAGATACAGACATAAATTCTTTTTGGGTTGTTAAACAAACAACAGCCTTTGATGGCTTACCCCCACCTTCAGGACGTTTTCTTCCGTACAACGGGCTGTTAACTCCTTTTGGCTTGCTAACACCCAGCATAGCGCCAACTTTTCCCCACATAGGATTTAACTCCCCAAGATACCGTGCGCTCATTTCTGGGCGGGGTATGCCTTTCTTTGGGTGCAATTTTCCATACATCGGGTGATGAACCCCAGAAGGCGCTCCGTCAAACCCGTTTTCCGCAATTAGGTTGGCCCACTCTGGGTTGTTTGCAACGTCATGCAGTTCACTAAACTCTTTTGCGGCAGCAAGGCATCTGGCTTCTTCAAAGTAAACACCGAGAACGCCTACGTCAATGTCTTTGCCATGAACTTTTAAATGACGTTTCCAGTAATGCCCACTACCTCTGTAATACTTTAGCGTATTCAGTTGTGCTGTTTTGCAGAAATACTTCAGCCCTGTGACCCTGTGCGTCATCACGAGCAAAGCAGTAGGTGCAAAATTACTCATTGCCAAACCCTGTTGCTGCTGTTGCCTGTACCGAGGCATCGTTGAACGTGATGCCTGTTGTGCCGCCTATTGATGTGGTCATTTTGGAAACTCCTCTTTTACCGCTGTGATTGCTGCCTTCCAAGTGTCCATGCCACCGTGATACAGCAGGTCAAGCTGGTCTGCAATTGATGGGTATGCTGCGGCACGTTTGTCTTTGTATGCGTTGGCATCCATGTAGGCTTGCACAGCAGCCTCGCTGTATTGCACGGGGTTGCCAGCAGCGTCGAAGGCTTCATCGCCACGGATGGTTACTACTGTTGGATGCAGCTTATAAATTACTTCTTGTTTTATCATGCTGCAATCTCCATAAGAGTAATTGTAGAAACTGCGGAAGCAACTTGGCAACCAGCAAGAGAAGTACCTGAATCTGATGCAATTTGTGTTTTGTAAGTTGTAGATGAAGTTGTCGCTGGACTATCTAAATAATTAGTGCTTGCAGAAGCAACACCAATAAATGCAGTTGAACCTGATGCAGCACCATATCTGCAAAATATAGATAAATCAGTAGAGTTTCTTAATAATTTGAAATTTGCAGAAGTGTCAGAAGTGCTTTTGTAAACACCATTTTGACTTACTAATACAAGAATTTTGCTGGTTGTGGATGTTGGTGTAATTGAAGCAGTTAAACCTGTATCAGCATAAGTAACAGATGCGTTTGTAACTGCTGTTGAAGTTGTAGCATTAACCACCTGCAACACAGTGCCAGCCGTAGCTGTTGTCAGCATAGTCCCTGTCACCGCAGGGACTGTGACCGTAAAGTTACTAGCTGTGTTTGTTGGGACAAGTTCGATGCTTCCACCGCTTGCCGCTGCGAGTTTAACTCCCATTATTGAACCCCCATAAGTTCTTGTTGAGCAGCCACTTGAGCCTGATAAGCAGC